GCAGGTACGTCGCTGTTTGGACTAGTAGTAAATCAAGGGTATGAATGCTACAAACACAAAACATTCACCCCATTGCTATACAGTGACGAGAAATTAGTCCCCATCCTAGAGAAGGTGGCAAGATGTGAGACCATACATTACTATTTTGAAACTGGTGATTTAAGGTCTGCAGCCATTGATGAAAAGGGTTATGCTGGTTTGCTCACGGAAACCATGGGAGAAATTAAAACACTATCCCTAGCCCTTAAATCGAGTGCTTCGAAAAAGATGCTTTCTGACAAGCTAACAAAATTGATGCATTTTGAGGCAATCTTGAACACTAGAATGTCCACAGGAGGCTTGAAAGAGCAACCATTTACTGTGGGAATTTGGGGAGGTTCCAGCGTTGGAAAATCCACAATCAATAATATTCTAGTACCCACCCTTCTCAGGGCTTTGCGCGCTTCTTACAAGGATAAAGATCGACTCAAGCTCAATCCAGCCGATAACTTTGTCTCTGGTGCTACTAATGCTGTAACTGCCATCTCTATCGACGAGATTGGTCAGGTGAAAGAGAAGTTCCAGGGTGAGAAGCCTATTCAGTTCACGTTCATGCAGCTAGGCAACATTGAAGCCACTTCGCTGAACATGGCTGAAGCGCCCCTCAAGGGGAAAATCTGTCCCCACCATGTGGTCATGACAACCACCAAGAATGTGAAAGACAATGGTGCAAGAGCAATCTTGAATGAACCCATTGCTTGTGCCAGGCGAGAGCACTACATTCTGACTATTGTTGTTAGAGACCAATTTGCCACCAATTCATTTCTTGACTCACGTAAAATAGTCGAGTACTATGGCCGAGTCCCTGTGATTCCAGATGCTTGGAAGATCAGGATAGAAAAAGTGGTGGCCCGAGCAGGCAAGCCCATCACTCCATCCACTAATATCTTACAAACAGAATTTGATTATGTGGTTGTTGAGAATATGGCAAAGTGTACGATGATGTCTCCATCTTCGAATGTCTCGAGTTTTTAATCGAGGAAGCGAAGGAGCATTATGAGTACCAGAAGCAGATTGTAGCTGCAAATAAAGAGATTGGAGACAAACTTCCTTTCTGTGACAAGCATTTACAATTATGCAGAACATGCGGATGCGACGTGCCCACTGTGGCGCAGACTCCGCAAAGTTCTGTTGCTTCGCCCACCGATTCCAGTGTGTCTTCACTCACACAGCCATCAGTGGAAACAAAGAAACCTTCGTGGTTTTCCAAGTATTTCACATGGCCTGAGAAGAAAGGGAAGGAACCTGAAGTTGTCCATAGCCCTGACAAAGTAGCTCTACAAAAGCTCTTTTCATATGGGTCTTCTGATTGGATGACTTCATGTGACCCTCGAAAACACATGAGAGTCGGCCAACTAGCTGGGGAACTAGATTTGGTTCCCAAGCCAACAACAGCTCATCTCTTCTGGTCGAAACCTAAGAAGAAAAGTACATTACTGGACACTATACAATTGGTGAAGTCTGGCTTGACACAACCATTTTGGCAGTTTCTATCAGTGTACCTCTACTCTTCAATGTGGTCGATGCTAGAAGATGATTGGGATAAACTCCACAAACGTTCACAACGGGAATACTGGTTTAATCTAGCTTCCTGGTTGCCGGATAAGTGGTTTTACAATCCCATAGTCTCACATGCACTCACTTCGATGTATGAGAGACCGTGGTTGATGTTGTTCCTGCGCCTAATCCCATGGTTGATTTGTGGCACTTACTTCACTATGTGTGGAGTTGGTGTGCTCACTTTTACCATGGCTTTTGTCTTCTTATACTACTGGGATAAGCAGTTCTATATGCAATTCCATGATTATATTATCTGGAAAATCCTACAACAGCAGAGGACAAAGGTACCCAAGATGCTGGCTCAGATCCGAGAGGATCATTCAGCTAAATTTGGGAAAGCGGTAGCAGTTTTGACATTACTGTACACCATTTCGAAGGTTTGGACGTATATGGAGTTCAAAACCCCGTGGGCCAAAGCACCCACACTCACCCAGGAGCAGGGTGGCACTCAGGACACATCCCTTGGTGCCAAAGCTCCAGCAGAGACCTCACCTAAGCAAACATTTGGAGCTAAGGTGAAAGAGCGATTGTCTACTCTTATTCCTAAAACCAAAGAGGATCATCAGGCGAAGAATGATCTGGCTAAGGAGGAGAATAAGACAGCCCGCGAGCATAACTGGGTAACTGTGCACCACAGACAATTGGATTGTTGTGAGAAAGCACGGACCATTACGCCAGAGCAGCTTGTTGAGAAATTGAAGAAGGTCACCTACGAAATGACCTGGACTTGTCCAGTGAAAAACGTGGAATGTTCCCTTCTGATTTTCATGGTTCGCTCTAATAGAGGTCTTACCGTGGGCCATTTTAGTCCACCCCAAGATGTCAGAGTGAATTTCACCAAGATTTAC